ATATAATATTTTACCAAATCGTGCTATTATTTTTGAGGATTCAAAATCAGGATTATTGAGTGCCCGAACAGCGAATCCATTATGTATTGTGGGAATAACTACCAATTATTCTAACAACGAGTTGTTAGTGAATGGGGCGGATATTACCTATGATAATTATCTGAATATAGATCCAAAATCACTTTTTTATAAGGACAATATAGATATGAATATTGAGAACTATATAAGCTCGTCCTTATTTAAAGTCATAAAGGTGAAATCAATTGAGATCGACAATTTGAAGCTGAAAGGTGGATATATTTCCGATGTATTATCATTACGCATTACTAGTGAGCTGGGAGAGATTATGGAGTGCGTATTGAAACTGGAAAATACGCATGAAACCCCTTTATCTATGATGGCGAAATCATTGGGACTATACGATAGGGAGAATTATTTTTATGACACCATATCCAAATATGTTCCTGTAAATATACCAAAGTTTTATGGATTAATCAAAGACGATCAATTCCGAACGATTGGAATACTCATGGAGAATCTCTATAAGACAGGTCAATTTGAAATAAATATAGATTTAGGTTCAGTTGCAATTGATATACCTTTAAAGGTTATTGATGCTATTTCCAAATTACATATTCGGTTTTGGAATAAGAGTTTGGAGAACTTTCCTCAATTAAAAAAACATAATGATTCATTATTTAATCCTTCTTGGAAAGACTTTATTAGTAGGCATTGGTCTGACTTCAAAGAAAAATGGAAACATGTTATACCTTCTTTTGAGAAGGGAGATAATATTGTGAGTACATTTGGCGAGATACAAGAATCATTATCCAATGGGCATCTGACGCTCATTCATGGTGATGTTAAATCCCCCAATATTTTTTACGATACGTCGAATGGTCTTGACCCTTATTTTATTGACTGGCAATATATATGTATTGGAAAAGGTATTCAAGACATTGTATTTTTCCTCATTGAAAGTTTTACAATAGAGAACATTCAATTATATTACCCCATTTTTATTCATTATTATTATGCAAAATTGATTCAAGGGGGGGTAATGGGATATTCTTATGATGAATATAAAAAAGATATTAAAGATGCCATATGTTATTTTCCTTTTTTTGTTGCGGTTTGGTTTGGAACGACTCCAGAAGATTCTTTGATAGATAAAAACTTCCCCTTCTTTTTTATCCAAAAGCTATTTTATTTATTAGAAATCATATAACTCGGATAAATAGTGTAAAAGTTATATAGAATACATATATAAAAGTTATTTTAATGACTGAAGTAATTCCTATTGAACTTTATTCAAATAAATGTAAGGTTTCTATTATTGGAACGGGTCAAATAGGATTTGATTTACTTCATAAATTATTGAAATTGGATTTTATTAATTTTGTGGCTTTTGTAGGAAAACGGCCATGTACTAAGACGTTACCAGAAAATATAGTATATAGTGATAAAAGTATTGAATATTTTATAGAAAATCCAAATTGTTGTCATATAGTATTTGATTGTACAGATGCTTATTCAGCCATTATAAATTATGAAGTGTTTTCAAAACAAAATATACGAGTAATTGATTTAACACCGTCAAATATTGGCGAGTTTTATATACCAAATATGATTTGTCATATAGGACCAAATATTAATATGGTCACATGTGGAGGACAAGTATCTATTCCTTTTATTAAATATCTTTATAATAATTGTTCTCAAATATCCTATGTAGAAGTTGTAACACAAATCGCATCAAATAGCGCAGGTATGGCAACACGAATAAATATAGATAAATATATAGAAACAACAGAAAATGCTATATGTAAGTTTGTAGATATACCAAAATGTAAGGTTATCTTAAATATTAATCCGGGTAATAATAAAACTATGCAGACAACTATTTATGTAAAAACATCCAGCTACAATCATGATTCTTTTTTATTGTTTATTAATAAAATGAATGAATATATACCAAATTATATTGTATCTCAACCTATATGGTTATCAAAGGAAGTATTAATGTTTCATATAAATATTATAAGCTCCGACGGATATATTTCAAAATATTTTGGTAATTTGGATATAATTAATTGTTCTGCTATTCATGCTTTACATCTTTTTGCGTCGAAGATACACAATGTAACAATTACCTAAAAACCATATATAAGGTATTGAATGATACATGTTATTGAATGAAAACAAATGACTTGTTTAGTTTATTTTTGATAAATAAACAAATAGATACTGTATTTGGTATGATAGGTTCAGCAAACTCTTATTTGTTTGATTCATTTCAGAGACATGGTATTCGAATTATTAATATTCATAATGAACAATGTGCTGTTATTGCCGCAGGAGCTTACTATAAAACTACAGGTAAATTAGCTGTAGCACTTGTAACGGCTGGTGGAGGAGCTTCCAATTCTATAACAGGTATTTTGAGTTTATGGGCAGATTCTACTCCAACTATTATTCTTACAGGACAAGAAATGTCTAATTATATTACTGAACATCATCATCGTAGAATGTATGGAACACAAGGATTCGATGTGGTTCATATGACTTCTAAGATAACCAAATATTCGAAAACCATTATGGATAAGCTTGTCATACAGGATGAATTGGAAAAGGCGTATTCTATTATGATGAATGGTCGTAAGGGTCCGGTTTTATTAGATGTTCCATTCAATATCCAAAATCAGGATATTGAATATAGAGAATGGAATGAGTATATATCGGAAAGGATTGAAGATGGATTTGATATTCAAACATTTTACAAATTATTATACGAATCAAAAAGACCTGTTATAATAGCGGGAAATGGGGTTAAATTGTCCAATTCAAAAGAGTTATTTAAACGAGTTATACAGAAAATTGAGGTACCTGTTTGTTTAACATGGTCTGGAATAGATATATTGGAGGATACTCATCCTCTATATTTTGGAAGGCCGGGTATATATGGTCAAAGAGCTGCTAACTTTATTTTACAAAAGTCTGACCTAGTTATTGTATTGGGTAGTCGATTAACTCTTCCTCAATCTGGATATGATTATAAAGAGTTTGCAAGACATGCTACAGTGATTATGGTGGATATTGATACAACTGAGTTTAAACCTTTTGTAGATATTAGTATTCATTCCGATTGCCATCTATTCTTAAAATGTATTTCTGATTTTTCATATACAAATACTGATTGGATAAAAGAATGTAAATCATTACAACAACAATTTCCGAATATAGAAGATGATCACAAAGATGATATTTTTTTAAACTCATATAAAATAATTGACAAGATTTCAGATTATTTGAAACCCGACCAGATTATTGTAACGGATATGGGGACAGCTCTTTTGTCAGGTCATCAAGTGATACGTTTAAAAGAGGGGCAAATCATGTTTTCATCTTATGGATTAGGAGAAATGGGTTATGGATTACCAGCAGCCTTAGGAGCAGCTATATCTTCTCCTGAACGCGAAGTATTATGTTTGAATTGTGATGGAGGTATGATGTTGAACTTACAAGAACTTCAAACTATTATACAGCATAAAATAAAGGTTAAAATATTAATCTTTAATAATGATGGATATCTTATGATTAAACATACACAAAAAATGTTGTTCAATGGAAAATACAATTCAGTTGATTCAAATACAGGTATTGTTTTACCGGATTATATGAAAATTGCTCAAGCATTTGGATATACAAAGTATCGAATTAAAACATGGGAGGAGTTTGATCTTTTATTCCCACAATTTATGGAATATGATGGACCAGCGATATGTGAGATATTTACTCCGCCGAATCAGGATTTCATACCAAAAGTAAAAGGAGTTGTAAATGAAAATGGAAGCATTTTTGCTCCACCAATAGAAGAGATGTCTCCATTATTAAGTTATGAAACAATTAAAAATATAATGGGTGATTATATTTCAAATAAATCAGGTATTATTTCAAGGAATCAGCTATAATATAAATAAAATCTTCTTGGCCGGCTATTAAGTTGTGTTTATCTATTTCTTCGATTAGTTTAATATACGAAATATTATATTTTTTTGCTGCTATTATAATATGTTTTTCAAATCCAGACATGAGTTTATACTTGGATGTTAAAATATTAATAGGCTTACATATAGGTGTTTGACCAGTAAACTTATCACAATATTCTAATACCTTGATTTTGTCTATTTTTGAACATTCATGTAAATATATCATAACTTCTAATGGTGTGTTTCCAGCTCCTGCTCCAAACCCTTTCACTGTGACGTCAATGATGTCCGCTCCATTTTCTATGGCTGTTAATGAGTTTGCTACAGCTAAGTGTAAATTATTATGGGCATGAAAACCTATTTGTATTTGTAGGGTTTTCAGATAGGATATCATTTTTGAAACGTATTTTGGAGTAAAAGAACCAGAGGAATCCATAATAATGACACCTATTGCTCCATATGACTTCATCTTAGAGGCTTCCTCATATAAAATGTCTAATGTAGTTAAAGCACACATCATGAGAACACCGTACACTGGTTTCCCTATTTTTGATAAATACTCTATATGTGTTTTGGTTAAGGATGATTCTGTACAATGACTAGCTATTCTGAATATATCTACCCCTAATTCAATCGCTTTATCAATATCTTTTTTTATAGTAGCAAGACCAGGAATGATGTGAACCGACAGTTTTGTTTTTTTAAGATACCTTTTGGCAATAGATATCATTTCTACATCTGTCAATAATGATTCTCCTATAAGAATAGATGATGCTCCGAGTCCATTTCCGTGTCCTATTTCAATTACATTGATACCAGTTTCTTCAGCAAAAATACAATGGTCTATTATCATTTGTTCAGTTAGTTTATGAGATATAGCATGAGAACCATCTCGTAATGTTAAATCATAATACATGTGATAACACTTATATTATGAATCGTTTTATATTATTTTATATATCTTATCACCATCCCCTTCTACCTGGCCTACACGACTATACCCCATACTAAATAACATATTCTCAATTGATTCTAAACTACTATTATAACGTTTTTTCCAATCTGGATAATCTTCCACACAAATAACTGGGGAACAACGTTTGATTGTTTCAATACCACCTAATAAAGCAAACATTTCATAACCTTCTATATCTAAATGTATTAAATTACATTCTTTCAAGTTTAGATCATCTATTCGTAAGGTTGGTATATCTCCATTATTTTTACCTACATGTGAACCACCGTGTCCTAATGTTGCATGTGTATTTACAATACTTTTACAATCATGAGTGGATCCTAAAAACGCCTGATATTTGTAAACATTCGGGGATGTTACATTTAAGTTTAAACAGTAAAAATTGGTAGGATCTGGTTCAAATGTATATACTTTATTAAATAATTCAGAATAACGTTTCACATAAAATCCTGCATTTCCTCCTGCTTGGACAATGACATTTTTATTATCCACCCATTTTGCTAAATTATCTGGTATATTTTGGAATCGATTCATAAGATGATAACATGTGCTATCTGTATGAGCATAATCACTTGTTATTTCCATTGAACCATCTTTTTTAGGCCAGTAGTATCCTTTATGAAGAACAACTTCATTTTCCATTATAATACTCCTAGTATCATTTCTTTATATAGTATATAATGGAACATGTGGGTATATCACTTGGTTGGAATTGTTATAGCGCAATGTATGCGGTTGAAAAGGGGTTAAGACAAACAAAACAAAATGGATACAAAACATGTCCCTTTGATAAAATGGTTTCTAATTATAAAGGTTTAGTCCAATGTTTATCAGATAATTTTTCACATTTTTATGATGAAACATGTATTACATTATTGAAAGTAAATGATCATGAATCTACTATTTACAATACCAAATATAATTTTGCGTTTAATCATGAAAGCCCGGGTCATGCTGATTTACATATTTGTGAAAATTGGGAAGGTGGAATAAATCATTTTGTAGACAATAATTATCATTTTTTAAAAGAAAGATATCAAAGACGTATTGATAATTTTCGAAATTATTTATCTGACCCTAATAATTTTATCTCATTTGTTATAACATCTTGGAATAAATCACAAGATGATATTATTGATCTAAAACAGGCAATTGAAACTCATTATCCAAAATTGAAATATCAGATAATTATTGTAAATGATCCTCATGGTAAAGAATATTATATTGATCATCTTAAATATATGAACTTCACTGAAGACGATTATGAACTACATCGATTATTACCTTGAATAAACTCTATTATTTTGTCACAAACATAATCCACATCTTCACACGTCATGCCATGATGTGCTCCTAATAAAAAACCTTCAGCCATGATTCGGTCAGAGTTTGGAAAAACTGTCAAAAATTGTCTATATGCTGGATGTCTAGTGACATTCCCAGCAAAACATACTCTTGTTTGTATATTATTTTCTTCCAAGAATGTCAATAATTCCAATCTATTTTTATACATAAAAGGTATTGCTAACCAATCGCTATTGAATGTATTTATTGGCATAACTAAGTCGTCTATATCCTTTAATCTTTCCAGATATTTATTGAATACTAATTTTCGTTTTTCTTTTATTTCTTCTAATCTCGATATTTGAACTAGTCCAAAAGCAGCATTCATTTCACTCGACTTCATATTGTATCCTACAGCACCATATAAAAACTTATAATCATATGGGATACCATCAATACTATATTCGAATCGTGTTTTTACATCTTCTGAATTATCTCCGATTCGCCCCCAATCACGAAACATAGTTGCGCGTTTTAATAATGATTCGTCATTTACCATCAACATTCCTCCTGAACCCGCAGCTGTTATTAAATGACTGGAATAAAAACTACTAATAGAAATATCGGTTTCAGATGTGTATGTAATGGTGTCAGCGGAATCTTCAAAAAGAATAATATGACTAGGTACTCGTTTGCGTATGGTTTTCCAATCGGGTTTTGAACCAAGATCGGAA